CAAGTTCTCAGTATTAATGGAAGGGTTACACACGGTCTCCATATTAATATTGAGATACATTATTTTTTCTGACTGTATCCGATATTCACAAGTTTTATTTTTTCTTCGTATGTCATATTGAAATCAAAAATACCTGCATCACCGACATTGACGGGTATCATGACACACTTCTCATCGTAACTCACCCTATTTTTTAGAGTTGAACGTATCAGTGCTTCTAAAAAATCCTTTGGGTTATCCACTGATTCTTTATACACGTCATCTAGTACCAATTTAACGCACCCGACTTCGTGTGGTTTCTTATCCATGAAGGGATTCATTGGATATTCTTCTACAGTTCCACCATCAATGTAGGTATTACCATTATATTCTGATGACGCAAAAATCATCGGGATTGCGATACTCATACAAACGGCATCTATGACTTTCATATCTGGGTGTGTATCAACAGAAAAGTATTCAGTCTTCGAAGTGTTAAGACAGAACGCCGACACGTAAATTTTCTTTTTCAGATCACGAAACGTTGGATCACAGCCACATAGTTCAACGAGTTTGTCTCGTATCGGTTCTATTTCAACAAAGCCAAATTTGTTAAAGAAGGTACCGATATTCAGTTTAACAAACTCAGAGATATCAACATTCAAGGAAATATCTATCATGTCATCAACTGACATACCCACTGCCCAAAAAAGAGCCAGGATTGAACCAGCTGAAGATCCAGAAACTTCTTTTACGTTGCCCAGACTTGATTCCATGGATTTAAGACGTCCCAAAAAGGCGTATATACCCATGGATGCTGGCCCGAGTACAAGATACTTCATTCTCCTACTTAATAGAAAGTAGGAAATTGCTTGCGAAGCAACGCAAAGACGGTCGCGAAGACGATCGCGTGCGTCAAGGCCGCGGCGATGCTGGTCTGACCAGAGGCGAAGACACCACCCGAGCCGGGGGGGAGCGTCAGAAGCATACCGGGGCTGAGGGCAAGGAACAGAGCGGTTGTCACGAGAAGATCGGTCTTGGTGAGAACCAGACCGAGAGCCTTGGCGATGAGCGAGTACACGAGGAAGAAGACGAGACCGTGGAACGCGACCGCCATTTGACCGGTTTGACCGTTCATGAACTTGACGTTGCGACCCGATGTGGTGAGAAGGACACCGGGGCTGAGCGTCAAAAAAAGAGCGGCGGGGATGGCAACCTTCTGGGATGTAAGTTCGGGCAGCATTGTTGTTTAGTATAGACACATAAAATTATTCACAAACCCTACAAAGTGGTAGAACGTAGCACCTCGCATCATCTCTTCATGTAATCCATTATCATTGATTACCCTCCTGAGATTTTTCCAGATATGATGTAACTGTACATCGTATCCACTGCTTACCCGTTCATGATACGAGTCATGTTCATCAAAACAAAATTCAACAAAGTCACAAAACTTCCCAGAATGTCTAATCCTGGCGTCATACAACAATGTATTGATCATGTTCCACATGAATCCGAGTTCTTCTGAATATTCAACTTCCCAGTCTTCAATATTCAGAGGAGTGATGTCATGACCATCATCCTCGTCCCCACTTGCGTAGGAATCGAGGTCGACAGTCGCTTCGTATACGTACTGGCTCCAAACCATTTATTACTTGTTTACTTTTCTTCCTTATCCTTTATACCTGTTACAGCGAGCGAGACGGATTCTCTGACAGTTAAATTGTCCTGAATCGCGTTCATCGCCCCCTCGACTTGAGCTTCATTTCCACCAAAAAACGATTCAAGGCCATTCCTAACAGAATCCTTGGTCATGCCAGATTTACGGTTCGTCTTGCGAATAGAAATCTTACCCTTCCTAAGATTGATCGTATCAATGCCCTGGTTAAGCATGTTCGCCTTAATCAATTCCTTGAGCTGCTTCTCAGCCTGGTTAAGTACTTTAATGTCGGACTTCGCTTCCTTCAACTGCTTAGAAAGTTCAACCAGCTTAGCCACATTTTCAGACAGTTCGCTCGTGATATCAGTCATTTAATTTTTATAGACACTATTCTTTAAGCACAGAGACCACGCTGCATAACATCAGGGGTAATCGTGGAGTTGTTCCACACGAAGACATCCTTGGGAACGGGAGGCTCGGCACGGATCTGCTGGTTCGCGTTGCGGAGGGCACCGCCGACGGTCTCGGGCATACCAACCTGCTGACGAGGCTCGAGGAAGTTCTGTCCCTTGAGGATATCCTCGGGGGCGAACTCACCAAAGTCGTCCTGGGTCGCAACCTCACGGGGGAGGAGAGAAGACGCGAGGCCGGTGCCGTTCTTCATGGCAAGCTTCTCAGGGGTCTGCTCGACGGGGGCGTACATACGCTCCTTGATGCGGTAGGTGGAGGTCGTCTTGTTCATGTTGATCAGGAGGTACACGACCACCGCGATCGCGGCCAGCATGATCACATTACGCATGGCGAAAGCCTTCTTCATTTTATATAAGTCTACAATTTTTTTTTACTGGTCATCCTCAATTGCGTACTCGTCTGGGTATTCAGACTCAGGCTCAGGCTCAGGCTCAGGTTCGGGCTCAGGTTCGGGTTCGGGCTCAGGAGCTGGATGGACCTTCACCTGAACAACATTCCACAGTGGACCGAACGCTTTCTTGGCAAACCAGAGACCGGCAAACTCGAGTAGACTGGTACAGTCGGAAGATGGTACAAGATCATCGACACCGATGACCTTCTTATCGGCATCAAAAATCTTAGTCGCCTTGATAACATCGGTGGTCACCTGGGTATCTACGAGACTCTTCGTGTATGCCCGCTCGATGGTAGAATCACTGACCTTCTTACCGAACCACTCTTCAGCATTAACCTTGGCAGCTTGGATATTTTCAGAGTCGAGGTTCTCAATCTTGGACACATCATCGAGAACAATGGAGATCTCACCATCGTCATGCGTCGCCTTACCCTTCACCTGGACAAAGTATTTCTTCTTTTCGTCCGTGTATGCCTTGACAACATAGAGACCATCATCATTCTTGGTCGGTTTAGAATAGAACATCGTGTATACTACGATAGTGTATCATTTCTTTAACCCGACTACAGGTATGAGTGCGGAACGTTTCAGTAAAGACGGTGATACCCACGAGTCGCGTTTGGGGTTAAAGCCGTACAATGGCGGGTTTTTGAGTACATCACTCGAAATAGGGACGGTATTTTTAGGTCTGAGACTATACTGGTTACCGATGTAGGAATTTCTCTTATTTTCAACCCATTGTAATGTATTGAGATCGAATCGCATGTTCCCATTCGTTTTCACAAACCCTGTTTTATTCTGTACTGTATTGACACCATACAAGATCTTGCGTGACAAGGAATCGATCAAGGGCTCTGTGGTGTATTTCTCATACTTCTTCGGATTCACTCGACTCGCCGCAGCCATACTGACTTTACCATCCGTTTTGTAGACTCGTTTAGGTGTAAATTTTGTATTCTGGGCGGACTTGAACAAGCTTTCGAGTGTATCGGAAGCCTTCGCTTTTCCGGTCAACATCTTCACGAGTTTGAACATGCGTTGCTTGTCCTTGATCTTCTTTTCGGGGCGGAGACCCAGCTTCTGCATGAGGTAGATGTCGTCAACGAGAAACTTTTTACCTGCTATGTAAATATTCTTGTCAATCACGAGTTTATTTGAGTGACGATTCATGTAGGTAAGACCTTTGCGTCTCGTGTCGATGATTTCGTATCCGAATTCACCTGGACGCATGAAGGGTATATCGAGAAACCCACCCAGAACACGTTCTTCTATTTTACCTGCTTCGATTGAAAATGCTCGAATGTTAAGATCGAGTGCAAAGAGTTCTACATCGATGAGGACATCACCTTCGGAAACATTGGGTGAATTCGAGACTTCCTTCTTTTTCTTGATCAGTGTATATCTCCTGGTGACCAACGGCTTTTTATTAGTGGGTTTGAATCCAAGGAATGTGGCCAACTTGGAGTTTGACATGAGACGCTTTCGAACCACATCTTGAATCTTGACGCAGATTTCACCGAGTTTATCCCATAGCAACAACTTCGTGGCTTGCAGTTTACCAAAAAATTTCATGTCATAGGGTATTCTGGGAACAAACTTTGTATCGATATCACTTGTGACGATTCGATCACCCTTTTCGACATAATAGTTGTACGCCTCACCACCTGAAATGATCATGTCACCCATGGGTTGCATGTAGGTTGTGATCTCACTCACAGTTTTAAGAATAATGTCTCTACTGAGATCTGTCACGAAAGCGTACAACATCTTTTCGAAGGATTCATTCTTGTGTAACCGTGTCACCCTCGAACGAAACGAACGAACATCACCACGTTCGTAATATTTCTCCAATACGGGATCATCGAAGAATAAATTCTTCTTCATGAATTTTTGTAATGTAGCTTCACTATAAACATACGTATCCATATTATAATCTACACATATAAAAATGAACTGTAACAGGGATTCATGCCAGACGACAGAAACATGTAGGTGTTATGCTCTCCTGTCGGAAAACAATCCCAAGAAGAAGCAAATCTGTGGATACAAACGAGGGGACAGCATTTTCATGTGTGACGCGAGTTGCTGTAGTGGTGGGTGTCCAGGGCAGTGTGCTGGAGTTTCGCCCCGTGAACCCTATGCCATCGTCGATAAGTTCTCATCGACAGAGATTGACAATCGACGCATATTAATGTGGGTCGGTATCATCCTGTGTATACTGATACTCGCAAGTACCTTTGCCTTGTTTTAATCACTTAAAGAGTTGAAACCTAAGTAAGATATAATGTCTCTCGAATCCATTACTACTGAGCTCGCTGCCATCCGTTCCGAACTTAAGTCCCTCACTAAGCTTGTTCGCAAGGTCAAGGCGAAGCAGGACGACCCCGACGGTGAGAAGGCTAAGAAGCGTGCGGAGAACAACGGTTTCAACCGTAAGCAGAAGGTTTCCGACAAGCTTCGTGCGTTCCTCGGTCTCAAGAAGACTGAACTCATTTCTCGCAGTGAGGTAACCAAGGCGATCAACAAGTACATCACCGACAAGGGTCTCAAGCACCCCGACAACGGCCGCGTCCTTGTTATGGACGATAAGCTCAAGAACCTTCTCGAGCCCGGCGATACGCAGGTCACCTACCTTAACCTCCAGAAGTTCCTTAGCCCCCACTACGTTAAGGAGGATAAAGCCTAAACACATTCTTAATTAAATGAACCTTCAACGATCCAAACTTGAGGACCTTGTTGGTACAAAGATTAATAACTTAACTTTGTACCAGAAAGCTTTTACACATAAATCTGCAATCAAGGAACATGATGAACTCAACGAATCATTCGAGACGTTGGAGTTTATGGGTGATTCCGTACTGGGATTTGTGATTACGAAATTTTTATTTGACAAACATGAAAGTAAGCAGGAGGGGTTCTTGACAAAGGCTCGTACCAAACTTGTACGAAGTGAAACCTTGGCGGCCATTGCTCGAAAGTTGGGACTCCATGATTGGGTTTTAATGGATGAAAAGGGTATGCGAAATGGTTGGAACAACAATCCTAAGATTTTAGAGGATGTCTTTGAAGCTCTCGTGGGTGCGATCTATTTGGACCTTGGCCTCGCTCATGCGAAACAGTTTATCCTACGCATATACGAAAACCCAGAATTCATAGACATGCAGTCCATCATGGTTGATGATAACTTCAAAGATCATCTGATGCGATATTGTCAGACGAATGGACTCACGTTACCCGATTATCGTGTTACGGCTCACGATAATGGTGTCTTCGTGATTGATGTCTATGTCGATAATACCTTCCTCGGTAGGGGCTGTGCCAAAAGTAAAAAACAAGCGGAACAATACGCCGCACAATCGTATTTTTACCCACCAAGTAGTTTAAAAGGGTCACACCATAGATGAGTAACATGCACCCCAATGTCAAGGCTGCTTTAGAAAGAGAATACGCTGCACAGAAATCCGAAGAATGGCTCGCCCTCCGTGGAAAGATGTTGACAGCTAGCGATGCCGCGACAGCCATTGGAAAGAACAAATACGAAACACCTGAAGGTCTCTTATTGAAGAAGTGTGGCCTCGGTGAAAAATTCATGGGCAATGAAGCGACACGTCACGGTGAAAAGTACGAGGACGAAGCTCGTATTCTCTACGAAGAACGTCATGGTGAAGTTGTCCATGAATTGGGTTTATGTCCACACCCAGTTGAGGACTGGCTCGGTGGAAG